GCCGACCCGCTCACCTGGTGTAACATGAGCCTTGCGTATTGGCTCATATACAGCGGACGTCCGCACAAGGCAATAACGCCCGCTATGCTTGCTGCAATACCATCTATATATATAGTGACATCGGCTTTAGATGCTTTCAGAGCATTATAGATAGCGATACCAGTGAACACCTCACCGCCATTACTATTAATACGTACATCTATCTTCTTGTATGCCGCCACCATTGCAGCAAGTTCAGCGGCCACACGTCCAGCATTGACTGGCGAGCCTTCGCCCACATCGCCATATAATAGAAGGGTAGCCGCACCCTCTCCGTTAGGCCTGATATTAAGAATCGTCTTCTTCATCTATTTTCTTCAATTTTGCAAGACAAAGTTAATACGGTTTTCCCTCAATTCCAAACGCGCTTTTCATACTCCATATACATACGTATGTTATTGATTTAACAACATTTACCACCACTGTTCAATTTGTTTTTCATTCTATATTATGGTAACTTTGTTGCACTAATCAATACATTATAATATGACTACAACAGCAACATTGGCAATTATCTTCGTTGGCATCCTTGGCGTTGCCATTATAACGAAGTATCTCGCCTCAACGGAGTATGATGAGGCTTGCCACAAAGATAACGAGTTCAAAACTTCTAATTCTATTGATGCGGCTGGCACACCGAAGCAATTCGGCATATGGCTGCTCAAAACTGGAATGTATAAGTGTAACAATATCAAACGAAAACTATGCCGCAAGTAACTAACTTAAATAAAAAAGAACTCGCTAAAAGCCTGTATATGAATGGCAATTTCACCCAGGAGGAGATAGCCGAGAAGGTGTGTGTTGCCCGTCAGACGGTAGCAAGATGGATGAAAGCCGAGAATTGGGAGGAGTTAAAAGCGAGTATCACCATATCACCCGCTCAGATCTTAGCGGGCCTTAATCGGCAAATCGTCGAGATAAACAATAATATCAACGACCGAGAACCTGGACAACGCTTCGCCAGTGTTCAGGAAGCCGACACACTCGTAAAACTCGCTGCTGCAATTAAGAAGATAGAAACTGATGCGGGCATTGCTGAAGTTGTCGCCGTCGGCATTCGTTTCACAAATTGGCTCAGGCAAACGGACGTTGAGAAGGCAAAAGAAGTCAGTAACATGTATGACTCGTTTATCAAATCCCAACTCAATTGAACATCATTTGAGCACCGTTTGAACAGCGTTTAAGCACCGTTCAATCACTGTTAAATCACTGTTCAAAATCTTAATTCTTAACTCTTAATGAAACAAGAAGACAAACTCGCCCTCCAACGATGGGCAGAACATCATAAAGCACTCGCTGCCGACATTCCTGTGGAGGACTATCTCTCTCAGTCTGAGATTGAGAAGAAACGTGCAGCTCTTGAGGCTAATCCTGTAGAATGGATTAAATATTTCTTTCCGAAATACGCCAAATATGACTTTGCCCCATTTCACAAACGGGCAATAAAGCGAATAATCGAACATGACGAATGGTATGAAGTTCTCTCATGGTCGAGAGAGCTCGCAAAGTCTACCGTGTGCATGTTCATCCTCATGTACCTGGCTTTGACGAAGAGAAAAAAGTTCTTCTGTCTCGCGAGTGCCACAATCGAAGCGGCAAAGCGCTTGCTTGCTCCTTACAAAATCAACTTTGAGACGAACCCCCGCATCAAACAATTTTATGGCAATCAAGTACAATTGGGTGCCTGGACTGACGGAGACTTTACGGCAAAGTGCGGAGCGAAGTTCGTCGCTCTTGGTGCCGGTTCAGCCCCTCGTGGTGCTAGGAACGAAGAAGTACGCCCTGATGCTATCATCTGCGACGACTACGATACTGATGAAGATTGCAGAAACCCAGAGACTTTGAAAAAGAAATGGGAATGGTTCGAAGGAGCGTTATATCCAACTCGCTCTATCTCAGAGCCGACACTCATCCTTTGGTGCGGCAATATCATTGCTCGTGACTGTTGTATTAAGCGAGCTGGCGAGAAAGCTCGTCATTGGGATATAGTCAATATCCGAGACAAAGACGGCAAAAGCACTTGGCCAGCGAAGAATACTGAGGAGCAAATAGATACGGTTTTAGCTAACATTTCCGCTCGCTCAGCTCAAGTGGAATACTTCAATAATCCTGTATCTGAGGGTACTATATTCAAGAACCTACCGTTTGGCAAAGTTCCCGCGCTGTCAAAATTCAAGTTCCTGGTTATATATGGCGACCCTGCTTACTCGGATAGCAAGAAAAAGCAATCCTCAACGAAAGCGCTATGGTTATGCGGAAAACTGAAAGGTACATTCTACATCATTAAGGGCTTTCTTGCAAGAGAGTTGAACGCTACCTTCATTGATTGGTACTTTCAACTGATGGAGTACGTGGGTGGCAAAGTACCTGTCTACTGCTATATGGAGAACAACAAACTTCAAGACCCTTTCTTTAATCAGGTATTTAAGCCCTTGCTCTTCGAAGCTAACAAACAGCGTAAAATGTCACTCGTCATAACTGGCGACGAACGGAAGAAGACGGACAAGGCCACCCGAATAGAGGCTCATCTCGAACCCGTTGACCGAAATGGAGCATGGCTGTTTAACGAAGCGGAGCGAGACAATCCTCACATGCAGGCTCTGATAGACCAGTTTAAGATGTTTGAAATGCACCTTCCTTATGCGGCCGACGGTCCGGACTGCATCGAAGGCGCTTACACCATAATAGACGAAAAAACGCTACTGCTCGAGCCACCTGTTACGTTCTCGTATAAGGAGCTAAACGAAGGTAACCCTTACCGCATGTAGCGAAAACAATATTTCTTAACTCTTAATTCTTGACACAAATGGCAGCATTCATCACTATAGACGATTACGATGCGAGCATCCACAAGGAGATACTTGACAGCTTGCTTCGTGCAGACCTCCAAAGCTATGACCCTAACATTATAGAGATATGCGAAGATAGAGCAATCTCCGAAATGACCTCATATCTGAACAAAACTTATGACTGCGCTCAGATCTTTGCGAAGACGGGCAACGAACGCCACCCGCTAATTCTCATGTTTGCCCTCGACATTGCCATATATCACATTTTTTGCCAGCACAATCCTTATAAGATTAGCGCTATTCGAAAAGAACGTTATGAGCGAGCTATTGACTGGCTAAAGGGCGTTATGAGTGGCGACATCACTGTTGCCGATGCACCACTTCTCTCGACTGATGACTTGGAAGATAACAGCCGTTGGCAAATTAAGTCGAACGACGTAAGACCAACTTTACAATAACATTATATATATAGTATATGAAGAAAACAAAAAAAATAACGCAAGGCGGCCAATTCACGCCTAACCAAAACTACCAGCCGGACATCATTTTGCAACAGCCACAGCTATTCTATTTCAACATGAATAGCTACATGACGGCTATTAATGCAGCGAAGAGTATCGACTTTTCACAGCGTGCGAAACTGTACGACATGTACGAGTCCGCTATGCTCGACTTGCATTTGTCTGGAGTAATCGACAAACGTCTTCGCGGAGTCACTCGTATTCCTATTGAGTTCCAACGAGACGGAAAGCCCGACGAACGAATCAACGTACAATTAAAATCACCCTGGTTTAAGTCGTTGATGAAAGACTTGGTTATGTCGAAGTTCTGGGGCTACACCTTAGTTCAATTCTACTTAGACGGCGACAACGACATCAAGTATGATTTAATTGACAGAAAGCACTATAACCCTGTAAATAGACAGCTGCTAAAGTATGAGAATGATACGAATGGCGAGTCTATCGACAACTTCGAGAACATTCTATTCGTTGGTTCTGACCGTGACCTTGGATGTATGGCCGAGATACTTCCTGCCGTTCTGTATAAACGCGGCAATATGGCAGACTGGGCACAGTTCTGTAATATCTTCGGAATGCCAATACGAGAATACACCTATGATGCTGGCGACGAAGAAGCACGCCGTCGACTGGTGAGCGACGCACGTAACCAGGGCAGTAATGCCGTATATATACATCCAAAGGGCTCAGATCTTAACTTTGTCGAGTCAGGAAATAAGACTGGTTCGTCCGAATTATATAAGACATTCGCCGAATATTGGGATAGCCAGATGTCAATTCGAGTACTTGGCAACACCCTCACGACGGACGCAAAGGAAACGGGCACTCAGGCGCTTGGCACAGTCCACAAGGAGGAAGAGAACGATATGAATGCGGATGATAGAGACTTTCTCCTGGACATTCTGAATTACGACATGACGCCAATATTCAAAGCTCTCGGCTATAATACTGATGGTGGCGAATTCGTTTATGCGAAGGTAGACGACATTGAGCCCACTCAGATGCTCGCTGTCGTTCAAGGCCTTAAAAATATGGGCTTGCCGATGGAGGATGACTGGCTGTATGAGACTTTCAAAGTTCAAAAGCCTGCCAATTATAACGAACAGATAGCTGCGGCAAAGGCTCAAAAGGATGCAATTCGTCAGGCTCTCGAACACTCGGACAAAGATAATAAAGACGATAAGGATAAGAATGAAGTAAAGAATGCACTACGTTCTTTTTTCGGGCTCGCCCCTCAGTAGGCAGGGGCGAGCATAAGAACCCAATTGACAACCTATATTATAACGGAGGGCAGTGTGCATGTTGTTCAGGCAAATATCGTCCTCTGTCATTCACTTCAGATGTTACAGCGGAATTCGTCAACGTTGACGGACTTCGTTTTGACATCGACATTCTCGGCAAGTTCCTCCGTAAGATATATGAAGGCTTCGATTATAAGAAGCTCGTCGAGCCAACCATGTACGCTGAGATTGTCCGTCTTATGAATGAAGCAGTTGTTGAGGGCATAAGTGAGAGTGATGCAGGATATAACGAACATGACAGGACTTTTTATAACGCCCTGCGCCATTCAAATGAGGTTTTTTCCACATTCAAAGTACACCAATTTTCTACGGATATAGCTGCGAAGCTCTTCGATGCTGACGGTAAGCTCCGCACTTTCGATGAATGGCTGAAAGAGACTACCAGCATAACCAGTCATCAGGTCGGTTCTTGGCTGCAAACAGAATATAACACTGCTATCATTCGAGCACACCAGGCGGCTGACTGGAGAGAATTTGAGCGTAACAAGGACATTCTTCCTAACCTCCGCTGGATGCCTACAACATCACCTGATCCGGACGACAAACACATGCACTACTGGAAAAGTCAGTTAACACTCCCAATCGATGATCCGTTTTGGAACAAACACTATCCTGGCGACCGCTGGAACTGCAAATGTTCGCTTGAGGCTACCGACGACCCTGTGCACCGTCCTGCCGACATTCCCGAGGACAAGCCACAGCGAGGACTCGACACCAACACAGGCAAGACTGGCGAAATGTTCTCTCAGTCTCATCCGTACTTCCCGAAGGACTGCGCCCACTGCTTTGCACGCGCCAACAGCCGTGACACAACGGCTGGAAGCATCAAGAACCGCCTCCTCACGTTCTTTAACGCCGGAGGTAAGAAGGACTGCTTTAACTGTCCGTTCATTGATGAGTGTATGAATAAAGAAGGAAAGAAGGCTCGGAAACAGATAGAGCCTGAGACGTTCAGCGAAGTCAAGGGTACAGACGGGCTTGTACGTATAAGCTCGAAGCATGGCGACTCGGAAAAGGCTGAGAACATAAAGGTAGCAACGTACCTCGCCAAGAAGCACAAGCAAAGGATAGACCTTATAGCCAACCCCGAAGGCACGACAAGCCCTGACTCTTATAACTATACAAGAGGCATATATCAGGAGTATAAGGTCAACAGCTACCCGACTGCTAACTCTGTAGATGGTCTCCTTCGTAAGGCTAATAAACAAGCCGACCATGTGGTGCTCGTTATTGAGTCTGATATTGACTTTGTACATTTGTCTGACGCAATACAAAACCGTCTTCATCGAGACGGCAACCAAATAAAGGAAGTGATTGTTGTGAAGAATGATAAAGATGCTACGTATGATTTAAGGCGTATTTTGCAGAATGGCTTTAAAATAGAACCAGCGGACTTTGAATAGTCCGCTGGAGCCAGGGTTCATCCCTTACATTCGTAAGCGAATCTCCACTGCAAAAATAAACATTTATACATTCACCACCAAAACTTTAGCCAATTATTTTGCTTATGGACGCAAAAAAACTATCTCAGGCACTCATGAAGTGCAAGGATGACATCATCAAGGAGGTAAACGACAACCTGCCTCGCAAGGTGGGAGTGATGGCTGTCAATCACTTCCGCCAGAACTTCCGTAATGCTGGATTTATGAACGGTGGAAATCATCCGTGGAAAACGACCCAGCGACAACTGAACGGCGGCAGCGAGTCGGCATATAGTCCCCTTACCAGTCGACGCAATCACCTCATGATGTCAACGACGAGTGAGGCAGGGAAGGGCGTTGTGTCTATCCGTAACAGTGTGAAGTATGCTGCCATTCATAACGAAGGTGGAACTATTCCAATCACGAAGAAGATGAAAGGTTATGCTTGGTCGAAAGTCTACAGTCTTGGCGGGCGTGGCAAGTCATACGATGAACTGAATGCCGATGCCCGCATGTGGTTCGCTCTGGCGACGACAAAGAAAGATAATATAACCATTCCACAACGTCAATTCATTGGAGAGAGTTTAGAGCTCACTGCGAAGGTGGACGACCTTATAAGGAAGGCTATTCTTGACATTCTTAACTCTTAATTCTTAATAAAATGGAAGTAATATATAATAGTATAGCAACTCGTATAACCGAGAAACTCGACCATATCCGTACTATAGATGAGGATTACGGCCAACTGGAGGCACTCGACAACGACCGAGATATGTACCCTCTAACATTCCCCGCTATACTCATAGACATTCCCTCTACAGAATGGTCAAACGAACGCGGCAAAAATCAGGTGGGCACTGCTCAGGTACGAGTAAAGCTTATAATCGACTGCTACGATGACACTCATGTCGGCAGTACGCCAGCGGCAAAAATAAATGAGCGAGCCGCACTCGTCGACTCGCTCTATGTTGCTTTACAAGGCTTCCGTCCTCTCGGAGATGGCGAACTTATAAGAACTAACTCACGTTTTTACTCTTTTAATCACGGAATCAAGGTGTACGAGACGACTTTCTCGCTGCGAACAAAAGCCTTAATCACGGAAACAGTTCCCCTTGATGATAGCCCGACACTTCGCCTTTCCGTGGCGAAGCTATAGGCTTGCGAGACGATGAGCGGAAGAACGTGAAAGAAGGTTGTTCGATTTTCTTTCCGTCGACTTCCGCTCCCTCTTGTATCATCCTCCTTATAATCTGCATCACTCGCCCCTCTGACAGAAAAAACTCATCATTACTAATGATTTTAATTGCATCATCGAATCTTAACCTCTTAACTTCTGTCCAGTAATAATACCGCTCAAACATTCTGTAGTCTCTTGCGCTAATTAATTCCTTTCCTCTTGCCATAATTCTTAATTTATTGATTTAATACAAAGATAAACATTATTTCTAATTATTCGCACTTTTTTACACAAAAAAAAGGCAGTCACGCCTGACTGCCCTGTCATAAAGACTATACCAAATAGATTTAATTTATCTCGATTAATAATTAAGTTTATAATAGTTTGGACTATGCCTCCGTCACGGATAGCGGAATGGTAACCCACTCACCATTATCGCCCCTACGTTCTGCGCTGATGAATTGCTTGGTTGCCATTGGTTGATAGCTTTCTTCTATGATGCGAACGCCTTCCTGAAAACGCTCGTCGCCAGTTTCGTCGGCCATCTTACGGAGTTGTAAAACTCTACTTGCTTTGAGTGTACCTCTTTGGTCCTTAGCGAGTAATCGAATAACAGCGTTCACAAGTGCCTTACTATTTTCGTCCTTAGCTAGGCTCTCGATGTACTCCTTGACCATTGCAATTCCATCCTCGCAAGTATCTCTATATGCGTCTACCGTTCTGACCCCGAGCTGAATTCTCGCTGAACTATCAGAATTTGTGAAAGTGTGAGATGCTTGCCCAGACTTGTTGGTGAGCCCCATTACCTCATCTTTCATTTTGAGGATTTCGATGAAGTTAGAGAATACCGTACGTTTTACTGCGGCTATCTGCTCGCTCAGGTCCGTTAAGGCTTCTATTGCCATATCTACCTGCTCATCCACGAGTGCAGCATACGCCTCTCTGTTCTCTTTGCGTCGTCTGAGAGCTTCCTTCTTAGCCTGTTCAGCTCTAAACGCTTCGAATTGCTTTTTCTCTTCCTCCGTCATGTCGACGGTTGTCATTTTTTTCTCTTCCATTGTTTTTAAGATTAAAATGATTAATAAATATAATTGATTGTTCTCGTTTTTATCACCGTTTGAACACCATTTGAACACCGCTCAAACACCGTTTAATCACTGTTCAATCACTGTCAAATCACTGTTCAAGCCCTGTCCTAATCATCTCGCCAGGTTCGCCATAAGGCCATGACTGTTTATCTTCTTCTGACATCTGCATTTCTGCCCTTGCCTTCAGCATGAGTTTACGTTTATCGTCGTTATAACATTCGCTACATCTCTGTTTTTCTCGCTGAATGCCGTCGAGCTCAGTTCTTATCTCTATAAACACCTGTTCTAACTGAACTCGCTTCTGCTTCAATTCTGAAATACTATGCTGAATGACTCTCATTCGACCTTTAATTTCGTCCTCTTTCCTACGAATTGCATCAAGATCATTATCTCTGTTACATCTCAACTCCATCATTTTGAAGTCTAATTCTAATCTATTCATATTTATTTATGTTAATAGTTATACCTTCGTCAGACATGTCCGACATATCTTCCTTAATCTCTACAAATAGGCTAAAAATACCATGCAGTACTGTTTCAACTACTATTATTGGCATTATCAACATTACCAACGGGTGCCAATATCGGAACTTAAATACTGCTGTCTTTTCGTTCCTACGTTCTTTCACGTTCGCCAGCCTCAAACATCCGAGCTTATAAATTAGCCGTGTTGCATCTGGCATTGCTTCTATAAATTCATCTGCTTTCATATTGTACATTCTTTTTGGAATTTACCTTTCCGCGGACAAACTTCTTTAGAATATTCGTTCCATCTACATATACTATTAGTTTGGCATCAAGGCCTTTATCTCTCGACTCTTCTCTTGAGATACGCCTTAGAACTCTTAGTACCTTTCTTCTTCCTGCTTTCATAACTCTACTTTATTAAGTTCATCAACAGCATTCATTCTATTCTCGACTATAATGCCTTTGAGGCAGCCTATCACCCTTCTATACTCAGGTGTGAAAAAGAAGGCTAAACGTCCACAGTTCTC